CTTCTGAAGTTCTGGATTCATTGTCTAGTCATCTGCTTTTCAACAATCTTAGCCTTGTTCTGAATATCAGCTTCTTTAAGCATCAATTCAGCAACTTTGACACGCTTATCAAACTCTTTTGAAGCCAAAGCATCGTCAGTAGGTAGATTCTTAGTATTAGCCGCCATGCTCTTTGCTTGCAACTCAATAGGCATCAATTGCGCTTCAGTCAATAACTTTTGCGCTTCAGCCTTGTTCTGCTCTGCTTGTGTAGTTTGGACAGCAATCTGAGCTTGAGCCAGTTGCATAGCCATTTGTTGTTGCATCTGAGCCGCTTGTTGAGCCTGTGGGTCAACTTGAGACATCTTGTCTAGCATCTCGATCAACTCAAATCTGTTTGACAGAGAAGAATTAGCCATGATGCCCTTCAAAATGATAGGCAAAACAGGTGTATTAGGGCCAAGAGTCTGCAACAAAGCGATAAATTGTTGTTGCTCATGCTCTCTAGCAATGATTCCAAGTGCTGCCGTAGGTATGAACTTCATGTCCACAGTAGGGTAACGCTCTGGATCGAATTGCATATAGCGGTAGGCGGCTTTGGTGATAAAGGGGATCATGAAATCCTCTTGGAAGTTCACCAATGTACGCTTGTATTTCTTGATAATCGAGGCAGTAGCCATCGAAATACCGCCCTGACCCGCATCTCTGGAGACGGCAGTAACCATTCCCTGTGAGTCAAGAGTGCCTGTTGCCATCAAAAGCATACGCTCAAACTCTTTGGCAGTTGTCAGGTTAGAACCATCTGTATTGCCAAACTTAAACGGGAACAGAATCTCATTAGGATTGCCGTTTGTCAGGATAGCCTTGCCTGGCTTTACTTCAAACTTAGCACCCCGTGGTAAACGGGTAGCATCCATAGCCATCATTGGGCTAGTTGTGAGAGCTAGTGAATCTAAATGTGAACGAACTTGGGCATCTATAGCTTTTTGTGAGTTGTAAGCCTTCTCAACAGTACCACGACCCAACAAGCGATTAGGAACTGTATCGTCCTGATAAGCAAGAATCGGTCTATCCTTCATCATGTATGGGTTCTTCTCTGCCTTTAAAAGAGTTCCATCATTGGCAATAACGACAATAGCCTCAACCAGATCGGAATACTCATCCTGAATACTGTCTTCAGGGAATAAGTCTTCTACTTCGCCATTTTCTTCGTTTTCTAGTTGCTCAAGATACTCTCTAGGAACTAAACCATAGTAGGTCAAAAGTTTAACTTTATCGTCTTCATACTGAGAAACCTCTTGGGTAGGCTCTAAGTCTGTGTCCATCGAATCAGTACCGACCTTAACCTTGCGGTAGATGCCTTCTTCTTGACCTTTAACGATCTTGTGGATAGAGACATACTTCTCAATAGCCACACCCATACAGTCATCAATAGATGTCCCATTGGGGTCAAACAAGAAGTTACGGGGGTTTACGGGAACAATCTTGACTGCAATGCGGTCTTGTTCTACGACACCGATAGCGGCTTGTCCCATTTGACCAGGTATTGCCTGAGTAGCGGGAACAAAGACTTTCTCTGTTTTGACAACAATCTCACCGATACCAGTACCATAGATTTCTGCCAACAGTTCAATCTGGTCAATGGACTTGCGAATCTTATCGACTTTAAAGTCTTCCATCAGTTGTGCTTTGATGGCAGCAACATCTAGGGGGCTACCATTGACATCACGAATATCGTCTTGAATGTCAAAGAACTCGCCTTGACCAAAGATGGCTTCCATGATTTCGGCATGGCGAGTCTCTACGGCTTGTTGGGTAGCGGGGGTAACGATACGGCTACGCTCAGAATCACGGGTTTTGTCTTGGGCATCCCACTCACCATTGAAGATGCGCTCATACTCTAGCCAATCATCAAGGCAATTGACATCTCTCCAATCCCTCCATCGATCACAATGGTTGACAACAAAGTTAACTATCTCTTTGTCTGAGTCACTAGGTTCTTGGAATTCCATTCTTATACCCCACTAATAATATCTACAGGTTGCCATTCCTCGCTATCATCTTCTTCCATGTAAGATGTAACAGCCAGTTGGTCAATGTAACTGAGGGAGTCAGGCAAGTCATCATGGACTCCTTGAGCAGGGAACAGGATTAACTGGTCTACAAACTCATCCCAATCTTCTTCCGAATTTAACACAATTCTGCCATGCTCGAACCTACCTTGTAAAGCCCAGATGATTCTGTCTGCTTTTTTTCTATTCCCGTGGGTCAAATCTATGATGTGAGCATAGGTGTTGTTCTTTCGCATCAAGTCCGAAAGATAGGGCAAAACAGCGTTCTTTAACGCCCCCCTCTCTATCCCCACACTTAAAGGGCGGTAGTCCCGAATGGCAATCAGTATCTTGGAGGCGGTCTCTCGGATGTCCCAACGCCCATGTTCAATCTTCTCAACAAACCACTTCCCATCGTCTGTCACCTTAACTATGGAGATAGCAGACTCGTCCAGACGCTTCTTAGAGTTGGCTGCTTGTTTGGCAACTTCCTCGAATCCCGCAAGGTCAACAGCGATGTAATAGCTTCCATGCTCAGGCTTTACCCCGTATTTGATCCACTCTTCCTTGAAGATGTCAGAACCCGCATTGGTGAAAGAAGCCATAAACTCTTGCTTAAAAGCAAAAGAACTCAAGGTCTTTTTAGCGGAATCTATCTCTGCCTGGTCAATCAAGGGGTTATCAGCAGTGGTGAAGTGCCACGACTTCCAATCAGGATCATCCTCTGACTCACCTAGTTTAAAGGTATCGTAGAACCAATTTCTTCCCTTGGGTGTGCCGATAAACAAGGCTCTCCCCCGTTTATCAGACAAACTGGCACGAATGACCTGTTCCCATGCCTCGGGTTTGATGTCGGCAACCTCATCAAGAACGGCATAGGTCAAGCTAACGCCACGAAGGGTATCAGGTCTATCCGCACCACGAACGTATATCCTAGCCCCGTTTATCAGGGTAATGTCCAAGTTATTTACATGGGATGACTGAATAACCTCTCTGCCAAGGTCTAGCAGTAAGTCCCAGATAATCTGTCTTGATTGTCCCATAGTGGGACTAACGTAGAGAACCGCAGAGCCTTGTGGACACTTGAGTCCCTCAATCAGTAGGGTAACTGCCGCCATTCGAGACTTACCGCATCTACGCCCAGCAGCCACAACCTTGAACCTAGTTGTATCCTTAAATACCTCTTGTTGCCAAGGAAGTAGAGAGAAGTTCAGATCAGCCATATTTAGCCTCTACATCTTCAGGTTGTTCATCAACAATAATTGGTTCTTGTCCCAAACCAGTGATATTGATGGTTACGGCACTTCTCTGAGACTTGTACTTTTCAAACAAAGAAACAGGGAGAGTCCTATCAAGACACATCTTCAGGGCTACCAACTGGTGAGGATGCTCATCATTAAGGGCTATCTCAATAACCTTTTGAGCCACATCCTTACCACCAGACCTAATCATCAGCTCTTTAAGCTCCTTCAGCCGTTGATGGTCTGTCTTAGGCAGTACAAGGGGTGGATTGTCAGCAAACCTCTGTATGGTCATCTTGACGCTTCCCTTTGGTCTTCCTCTTCCTCTTTTCAATTGTTCCACTTTGTCCTTTCTTGGAGTGTTTCCATTTTAGCTTTTTCAGAATGGGGGATGTACCACAAATATCTACACACAGACGCTACCCCCTCCCCCCCCCATCTTTCCATACACCTAGGGTTTCTACCTAAGGGTTTCTACCTACACGTTTGCCCTTAATGGTTTCTACTTATAGGGTTTACCCTTAGTCCTAGATGCGAATGATTCTTATTTGCATTCAATCGAGTGTGAAAGAGTGATGCACCATTTTGGGTGTACTTGATTTGAATGAGAATCGTTTGCATTTAGTCTTCTAGGTGTTTACCCTTTACTAGTGTTTACCCTACTAGATCACTTGTCTAGGGCTATCCCTTTTACTTTCGTCTAGGTTAGTTACAAACCCTATGCTTTCCAATGGGCTATCCGTTCTATATCCGATGCCATGCAAATACTGGTAAAGCTCCAGGATGTTCTCAAAACCCTTGCTTATATTCCCTTCACCAGCTGACAATAGAATTTGCAGCTTAGGGTTATCTAGTTTCCTTCTAAACTGTATCGTGTCAACCTTAGGTGGTCGGGCCATTGTCTAAACCTTAAATAATTAAATTAAAATAATTCTAGCATCTAAGGGTTTGTCCTAATAGTTTTTTCTTTTTTTGTTGCTACTATATCTATACGTTCACAGTGAACGGGTCAACTAATAGGTGTCAAAATGAAATATACAAAAGCTGTAGATGTCTGGGCATTGTCTCAGGATCAGCGCAAACAATTACAAATTGGCCAGTGGGTTATGGCTGGATCATCTAAGGGCCAATGGCTGGGCCAAAAGGCCTCTGGTTCTGATGTTGCTGCATGGCATCACACTGGAATTAAGGGCTGGAAATCTAAGGTTTCAACCCTTCGGGCCTATGCTAAAAACTGGAGCTAAACCATGAAAAACAATTTTATGGATTACCTTGCTGCCATTGTCATTGGCCTAATGCTTTGCATAGGCTTAATGGCATGGTTTGACGTTTTGGTCAAATAACTTTAACTTTACTCAATAGGCGTACATCATGGATAAGATCACACAATCATTAGAATCATTAAACAGGGCTAAAAACGGGGATTCGTTAGCCAACTATCAGGCAATTTTGCAAGGGTTTGCAGATAAGGGAATTCCAGCGAATGACATCATTCCTAGGGAAAACGTGTTCACCTATAACGCATGGTTAGCCCTAAATAGACAAGTTAAAAAGGGTGAACATGGCGTGAAAGTAGTTACATGGATTCCAGCAAAGGACAAAAACAGCGAAAACAGTTTTATGCTTTGCAGAAGGTCAACAGTGTTTCACATTTCACAAACTGACCCGATACAGTAAGGGTTTGTCCCTATTGCCTAGGGGTTTCATTCCCCTAGAATCTAATTTTTAACTTATAGGCTTTCACAATGCGTAAAAATATCACTTTATCAACGGGTCGCACAATCGGCCACAAACCCTACTTGTCTAATGGTGTTCCCAATGGTGCAACTGAAGCATTTGTGCTCGAAAAAATTACCCTTAACGGGGTTACATTTGAGACACATAAAGAAATGACAAATGCAGAATGGATAGAGTATTGCAAAATCATCCATGATGTAAAAAACCCTGAATTTGCGTAAACCTTAGACTGTTGACCCTTTATCTAGGGGTCAATGGCCTAGCGTTTTGACTAGGGTTTCATTAACTTTTTGAATAGGCGATCACATGAAAATCACTTTAAAAACTAGCGTTTTGCGTGCAGCTTTAATTTGTGCAGCAAAAAAAGATTTGCGATACTACTTGCAGGGTATTTGCGTATCAATCAATCATCCTAATATTGCAATGGTTTATGGCACTGACGGACACATCATGTTTGCAGGGCAATCACCGATTGAAGTTATAGATGCACCAGCATCATACGGGTTTCAAATTATCATCCCTTACGATACGATTAAGGCCATTGATAAAAAATCAGAATTTATCGATCTTGAAACCATTGATGGCGGGGCTAAAGATTATTACCTTTTAGGTGATGCACGTTTTCAGGCAATAGACGCACGTTATCCCGATATTTCCCGTGTTGTACCCGCTAGGGATGCGTTTTCAGAATTGAAAGTAAGTTATTTTGACCCTGAATTGCTTGTAAAGGGTAACGAAGCGTTAGCCATGTTCTACGGGGCTAAAAAGGGTAAGGTTTTCCCATTGTCGCAACGGGGTGACTATTCAGGGGCTATCCACAATAACCAAAACGATGCAGTTGTTGTTGTTATGCCCATGCGTAATGAGCCAGGCACTTATCAAGGGTTAAACCCTGATTTTATGCAAGTGCAGCAAAAAGCCGCCTAATGCTTAGACTGATAACCCTCTACATGGGGGTTATTGGCCTAGGTGTTTCCCTAGGGTTTAATATTTTTTAAGGTTAAATATGATTGAAATAAATGATTTCACACGTGTAAATAATGATGTAAATGGAAACCCTCGTTATGTTTGCCATTTTTTCAAACTAAATACAAAATCTGAGACTGATATTAGTCAACGATACAATTTAGCTTTAATCAGATCGAGAAAATTAGGCGGTAAAAAATTCCACAATAAACAATATGGGGGCGGTATTGTTTTTGGGTGTGTTTATAACTTGCAAAACTTATGCGAATTGATTAACGAATTAACTGAAAATGAGGTGGCAGCATGACCGATTTTGTAAATTGTCAAAATTGTGGCGAAGTGTCCAATATTAGCGGCTTAGTAGGTCAAACAACGGATGATTGTCCTAAATGCGGTAAGCCAGTATTGATTGCACCCCTCGAATGGCAGCCACTTTGGGATGCAATGGAAGCAAACCCTAGCGAATGGATTGAAACCACTAAAAAAATGTATTGGGATATGCTCGAATCAGTGCCGCCTCGGGCACAAAATTCTATGGGTTTTTTAGTGGGTGAACCACTTAGCGACAATGCGGAGGGTTATCCGATTTATTCATGCTTTAAAAAATCAGGGGATAACTATTACGCTAAAAATTTAACACTTTCAGAATTTAGGGGCGAAGTTTGATCTACGCTTGCATTGCCCTAGTTCTGCGAATACTTAGCGGGAAACGCTAAACCTAAAAGCCCACTTCGGTGGGTTTTTTCTTGTCCCAAGCATACTCACCATTGACCCATGTTAGAAAACGTCTTAAAAGGGGCTTGAATCGCTTTCTAGGTGCATTTCCTGAGTCAATCTCCGAATGGTTATATCAAGGGCTGCCAGTTCATCCATTTTTTTGATTCGCCAAATGGCCTTAGTACCATGCCAGCTATTGTGACAATCCCTGCATAAAGCAATCACGCAATATTGTAGTTTTTGCTCTATGTGATGTGCATCGCTAATGCCTTGCTGATCGCACACTGAGCATGGCAATAGTTTAACTTTCCCTATGTGTAGTCTTTGCTTTGCGCTTAGTTTGTTGTTCATTGGGTGTTTTTTATTTCATGCCTAGCACTGTACTGCTCTGTTCTGTACACCTCAATGCGGGTTTGTGCTGCTGTCATTAGCCAGCGATAACGCTCTTCTAGTTCCACTGCTTCCCTGATTCCTTCAAGTATTTCGATGTAATCAGGGTGAGCATAGGCATAGGTTTCCTGCTTTCCTAAAACCTCAGTCCCTGCCTGGCTCATGAGCTGAGCCTTGCGTGATTTCCTGAATTCTTCTAAGTACATTCTAGTGGCCTTGGCCTTGGAATAAAGAGGGGCAGTGTCAATCAGGAATTGCACTGCCTTGTGAGGGTTATCGCTCATGTTCGTTCCCTAATCGCATCCATGTGAACATAGCCAGTTGAAGCATCCAAAATTTCGATTATTTCATTGCGTTCATGTTCTGCTACTAGCTTAGCAAAGCGTTCTAAGTGTTCGGTTAACTCATGGTCTTCCTGATTTGATGGGCTATAGGCTTCATTGTCTTTAATGTAAAACCTAGCCTCTTTTGCCATACGGATGATGTCCTCTCTGTTCATACATCCTCCATTTTGTAGTTGAGTTTATGGTGCTGAAACCGCATTGCCGCTTCACACTCCAACTCTTTGAAAGACTCGTCACTCAGCAAACCGATACAGTTGCGACCCTCAAACCAAACTTCCCGTACGGACTCATTGAAGGTGGTGTCAAGGTCTTGCTCGTACTCATAGACTACTGTCACCACTTCGCTACCCGCACCTACTGTTGTGTCAAATTCCCATGTGTTCATAATATTCACCCTTGTTAAAAATTAAATGTTATTCCTGTTTTGCAAGATTTCTATTAGGACTTACCCTAATGTCTGAATCATTCTCAATGCGGCTTCAGGGTTGTCAATTCTGCACAAAGTGCTTCCTGACCAATTCTCAAAAAAGTCTGTTTGTAGCTTGGTAAACTTTTTTTTATTGTCTGTTTTGATCTCTACTAAAAAGGTGTGGTTTTTATACCCTACCAATAGGTCAACAGGCAGACCAATAATCCAAACATAAGCACCTGCTGATCGCAAGGCAGAAACTATCTGCTCTTGGTTAGCATCAACTCTTGCTGCTCTTCTCATTTCGTATCCTGTTCATTCGATCTCTCAAATCCAAAGTAGCGGATGCGCCTCTGATTCGTTCCAAGTCCACGCACACTCCCTGCCACCAAAGTAACGCTTTGCTTGAGCCAATCATCGATTTCTTGTTTTTGTACCGCCTCAACCACTCTTGGGCCTCGCAGTTTTTGAAGTGTTCCAATTCTTTCAGAGTCATTTATAGGCCATTTAAAAGTCATTTAGGATTCTCCATGCCGTTGCAGCCACAATTGGTATTTGTCCGTTTCCAAGGCATTCAGACTGGCCCACCCACTCGGCCACCCCATCACCCAATAAATCCATTCCACGCTTGGTATCTTCCCATGATTGGCAGTCATCCAATAAGCGATTGAATTCCTGTGCATCCCAAACGTGCTTTTCAATACTGACTCCTTGCGAAATCTGAGAAATTTGAAGTGGTCCGTTTTTAGTGGGGTCGGATGCGACAATCCAAATTCTGTCCCTTGAATGTGATGCGCCAAATTCTTGACCTCCCAAAACTCCCCATTTCGCATCAAACCCCAACGCGGCCAGGTCTCCGAGAACTCGTCCAAGTCCCCTAGAAGTGAGCATTGGTGAGTTTTCCACAAAGACGTATCTTGGTCGTATTTCCCCAATGATCCGTGCCATTTCTCCCCACATTCCTGATCGTTCTCCATCAATTCCTGCTCCTTTTCCGGCTGAACTGATGTCTTGGCATGGAAAGCCTCCAGATATAACGTCAACAATTCCTTTCCACGGTCTTCCGTCAAAGGTTTGTACGTTATCCCAAACTGGGAAAGGGGGGAGAAGT